CATGGCCTTCGTCCTGAAGGCAAGTACCAAACCTACACATGTCCAGGCGTACAGGATCTACCGTGCCCCATCTGTGAGCATGGCGACAAGCTGTACGACACCAAGGTTGAGGCTGACATCCTCGCGGCGAAGAGGTTTCGTCCGAAGAAGCAGTACCTCTACAATGTGTACGTCCACTCATCTCCTGATGGGAAGTCATTGAAGGATGGCATCCACGTCTTGAAGTCAGGCGCGTTGGTCTTCAAGGAACTGATGGAGTACGATTCGGATCACGCCGGTGGTTGGGGAGACATCACCAACATCAACGCAGGCGTCGAGTTCCGCATTGAGCGCAGTGGACGCGGTCGCTTCGATACGAAGTACACCGCGAAGCCTACGCCGCAGCGCACCAGCATCCTCGACAAGCTAGACGCTGAAGGCTTTGAGATTGGGCCACCCACGCTGCTCACTGGCGTGTATCCGCCCCAGTCTTACGAGAAGCTGGCTGAGTGTCTGAGCAAGGATGAGCCGGAAAGCGAAGAATAAGCGCGGGAGGGTAAGGCAGCGGGTGGGTGCTTGCAGGACAGCGAGCCCCCACCCCTGCCACTTTCCAGGGAGGATACATGATTGATCTTATGGTACTTGTCAAACAAGTACTCAAGACGGACAGCAAAGAGTCAGACCTCGGTCGTATCGCAAGCGACTGGATGCGACAGCACAAAGACCTATGCAACGCATGGAAGAACAGGACAGGGAAGGAAGTCTTCCTCGTTCGCAAGTTCGCCTGCGCTATCTGCTCGGAGAAAGACACCGGCCTCATCTGCGTCGAGTGTATCGCTGACATAGATAAGGGCGAGGAACTTGAGGCCAACAAAGACGTAGTCGCCCCGGAGTTGGTGAATGAGTAGCTTTGACGACATCTTTAAGGCAGTAGACAAGAAGATCTCAGGTCCGAAGGGTGACGCCCTCAGTTCACAACACAAGGCGGGTGACCTCACCATCAGCAGCCACATCCCCTTCGCTATCCCTACCGGCGTACCTGAGCTGGACTTCAACATCGCACGCCCTGGCTGGCCTGCTGGCAGGGTGATCGAGCTGTTCGGGTACGAGCACTGTGGCAAGACGACGCTAGCCTACCACGCCATCGCAGAGGCACAGCGTATGGGTGGGGGTGGTTACTTCATCGACACGGAGAAGTCCTGGGATGAGAGGCGCGCCATCCAGTGTGGCGTCGACCCCGACCTCAACTTCCGCATCATGGACTGTGACTCCATCGAGGCTGTGTTCCGCTCGATCCTCACCATCCTCGACGCTCGCCTCGATAGCAACAACGGCAAGCCCTTCATCATCGTCGTTGACTCCGTCACGGGGACAGCCACTGAGTTCATGAAGAAGCATGAGATGGGCAAGGAAGAACGCATCGGCCAGGATGCACGGGCGATCCGGGGTGGGATGCGACGAGTCATGGAGAAGCTGGCGAAGTCCAAGGTCAACCTCTTCATGATTAACCATGCCATCGCCACCTGTGCGACGTTCAAGTTTGCGAAGCAGAGCGAGGCGGCGGGTGGCCATGCGATCAAGTTGTTTGCCACCGTGCGGGTCAACCTCACTGGGTCCGGATGGATCACAGTGGGAGAGAAGGAGAAGAAGCGCCGCATCGGACAGAAGATCTCGATGCGTGTGGAGAAGCTGAAGGGTTCGTGCATGTCGCAGCCAGACATCAAAGAGATCGCACTGTACAACACGCACGGGTTCGACACCCTCGGTAGCCTGCTGGACGCTGGCTGCAAGACGGGCTGGGTCACACACAAGAAGGGCTCGCAAGACTACACCATCCCCACCCTCGCCCGTGATGAAGAGATTGGGTTCAGCAGGGATAACTGGGAGAACGTAGTGAATGACCGAGGTGGCCTCCGTGCCGCGTACCGTGAGTTCATCGACTGGTGCATGGACGAGGGCATCATGGAGACTTGGGGTACATGAAGGTACTGATCTGGTCTGATATACACCTCCACAACTGGCCCTACGGGTCCACGTTGGTGAACGGGGTGAACTCCAGGCTGCTGGCAGGGCGCAAGGTGATGCATCAGATCGCTCATTACACTAAGGAGAGCCCGGTGGATCACATCGTGTTCTGTGGTGACCTCTTCCACACCCACGGCATCATTGACGCTGGCGTGCTGAAGGTAGCATACGAGGGGATCAATGAGATCATGGAGAAGAGCAACGTAGGCATGGACATGCTGGTTGGTAACCATGACACACCCACGAAAGACATGTCAGTCCATGCTCTCCACTGGCTGAACAGTATCGCTGGTGTGCGGGTGATTGATGAGGCCACACACTTCACGGACTCAGGCTTCAGCTTCCTCCCCTACACTGAGGATGAAGAGGTACTCAAGAAGTTCTTCGCCGAGGCAGGGGATTACTGCTTCATGCACCAGGGCATGGTGGACGTACCGATGGCATCGGGCTTCGTCGTCAACGAGATCATGAACTACGAGATGATCCCTGAGCATGTGAAGCATGTGTTCACCGGACACTACCACCCGTACCGTGCAGTGGGCAACAAGGCTACGAACGTGGGCTCCGTCATGCAGCATAATTGGGCCGACATGGGTGACCAGCGTGGGTTCTTGATCTTCGACACGGCCGATGGTACCATCAAACAGATCAACGCACACGCCCCTGAGTTCAGGACACTGGACATGCAAGGGTGTGACTTACTCGGCAAAGCCTACGGAACTCCCCGATACTTCGACAACAGCTACATCCGTGTGAAGAACTTCAAGGAAAGCACGATGGAGCAAGTAAGGAATGAGATACTAGAGGCGGGCGCTTCGACAGTAGAGTTCGTCGTGAAACCAAAGAACTACAAGAGTACGGTGGTCAAGGCTGTATCAGGCAAGGGATTGAGCGTACCGGAACTGGTGCGCGAGTACGAGAAGAAGCACAGCATCTCAGAGGAACGCCGCAACGTCGGCAAGGAGCTAATGAAATGAAACTCCTCCACCTCCATGCCCACAACGTCTTCTCCATTGGCACAGTGAATCTCGTCCTCAAGGATCGAGGGCTGCTGCTGGTCACAGGCTGGAGCTACGACGACAACAACGGCAACGCTGCGGGTAAGTCCAGCGTGGCCCGCAACGCTATCACGTGGGGCATGTACGGCAAGACGGTGGACGGGGTGAGAGCTGACTCAGTGGTGAACACCAGCATCAAGAACGCCAAGCACTGCGGTGTGCGGCTGATGTTTGAGGGAGTGGATGGCAAGACGTACCGGATCTACCGGGCACGGAAGCCGAACTCCCTGGTACTCTCTGTTAAGAAGTACGGAACCTACGAGGTAGGGAGTGGAGTAGATCCTACGTACTGGGAAGATATGTCGAAGAGGCTGGACCGGGATACCCAAACGCTGATTGACAAGCTGTTGGGGCGAGACCATAGTACGTTCATCCAGGCTGACTTCTTCGGACAGGGGAGGGAGCGGTCTTTTCTATCGTTGCCCGGTGGCGAGCAACGCGCGGTCATAGAAGAGATCCTCCCCCTTACTTCCCTTGAGCAGTGGCGCGTGAACGCGAAGGATGCGCTGGCTGATGCGAACGCCAAGGTGGACAACGCCAAGGTCGAGGCGCGCCTCACCACCGACCGTGTCTGTGGTATCAATACCAAGTTGAGTGGGCTCATGTCTCAGCAGATAGCGTGGGCTGGCGATATGGCGACAGAGTGCAGCGGGATTCAGGCCCGCTTGAACAAGCTCAAGGGTGCATCATCGAACCTCAAGGAAGAGCTGACGGTACTGCGACAAGCCATCCCTGATGCGTCCTCGGCCGAGGAGTTCCTAAGCAACCAAGAGAGCGAGGTACGTAGGTTGGAGAGAGGTATCACCTCGGCGGGGTACGAGATTGACAACCTTACCGGCGAGATCGACAGCCGTTCGGCTCGCCCTGACGAATGCTCACAGTGCAGCCAGACGTTGCCTGCTGAGTACCTTGAGATCAATCAAGTAGCAGTGGAGAATGGAAAGGAAAGGCGGGCCGTCTTGATTAGACAGAAAGGAGAGAACGAGGCCCGCCTTTACAACGCCCAGGCCAACGTCGGGATCGCCAAGGAAACCATCGTGGTCGAGCAGAAGCTCGCAGAGAAGGCAGAAGAGTCTATCCTCGTTGACCTCCTCGCTGCGAAGAAGGCCACGCGCAACCCATTCGACCTGACAGTCAACGCATACGCTACGGAACTGAAGAAGGAAGCGCGGATCAACGAGAGCTACGTCAAGGTCATCGAGGCCGAGGCCAAGGTCCGAGACCACTACCACTTCTGGAACCACGCCTTCGGCAGCGACCTCAAGACACTGATGTTTGAGAAGGTCTGTCCCTTCCTTGAAGACAAGGCGAACCAGTACCTCCGGGAGTTGAACAACCCGCAGATCAAGGTCAGCTTCGGCATCGAGAAGGAGATGAAGTCAGGCAAGACGAAGGATGAGTTCTGCGTGACAGCCCGCACGACCACCGGCAGCAGCGTATTCGAACTGTTCTCTGGCGCAGAGAAGCAGCTCACCAGCTTCGCAGTGGGCATGGCCCTCTCGGATCTGGCTGCGCTGCAAGTGGAGGGCGCATCAAAGTTCATGATCCTTGACGAGCCCTTCCTGTACCAGAGCCCAGAGAACTGCGAGAACATCGTCAACTTCCTGACCACCCATAAGATGGGTGACAACTCAACTTTACTGCTCATATCTAATGAAGAGAATCTGGCCAGTCTCATACAGAACCGCATCCATGTGGTCAAAAAGAACGGGGTGACCTCTATTGAGTAACGCTACGAAGGCAGCACTGACAGCATTCGAACTCAGTGTGGACTACAACATAGACCTGCACAACCGCCGGGTCTACCTGTCGGATGATATTGACGAGAAGACAGCAGACCTTGTCATCAAGGCGCTGCACCATCTCGATGCGAAGGAAGGCGACATCGAGTTCTGGATCAACAGTGGTGGCGGTAGCGTGCCCCACATGTATGCCATCTACGATGCTATCCGGACCTGCAACAGCAAGATCATCTGCATCGGGACAGGGCACGTCGCCTCGGCTGCGACCCTGCTGCTGGTAGCTGGCGACGAGTCATACGCAACCAAGCACACCGTTTTCATG